TGAGCCATCGGTTTGTTCCCCATTAATAATGGTATTTAAAGCAAGAACATCAAGGGCATGTCCTAATTTAATACCAAAATCCCTTAGGAATACGGATATAACATTTAAGGAACAATACTGAGAAACCTCATAAGGAATTTTTATTCCCCTACCCACTTTAAAAATGGTAACTTTCTTCTGTTGATAAGATAAAGTTCCCACAGGAATAGTTTCACCTTCCTTTACTTCGGCTGGAGCAGCATCGCTCATATTAAGGGAAGGAATTATCTGAGATAATTGGGTGGTAGTTTCCTCTAAAGCCGTGATATTTGGCCATATAGGAGCTGCACGATATCCCACTAATAAAGCTTCTCTTATAATTTCCGGTACTAACCAACGAACTGAGTCATCGGGTAAGGTAAATAAGTTAGCAATTGTATCCACACTTGGATTAATTCCTAAATCATCAAACAACCCATCCATTTCAACCCCAAATTTCTTTTTAACAATTTCCTTTAAGGAAATGTCGTAAGGATTTTCTTTATCAGTACGGATATTTTCAGCCAACTTAACCATATTTCTAAGTTCGGCTTTATAGGTAGATTTTTCAAATTTTACTAAGTCCATTATTTATGGGTTTATAAGTTTTAAAGAATTAATTATATTATTATCCTAAAATATTTTAGATTAAAGCTATACGAACAGAATCTCCTACATTACCCGTTCCTAAAGCCCATCCTGCAATATTGGTATTATCCACAGTAGCAGCTTGGGAAAAGATTGGAGCAGGTGGTTGAGATTCCCCAGTATTTGATGTAGAAGGTAAATTATTATATTGCATAGTGTCATTAGTAGGCCAATCAATAGGAACCCCATTCATTTCAGGAGAAGGGGTTAAATCTACTCCCCCGGTCATTACTGGACCTGCAACTAAACCACCAACCCCAGCCTCGCCCATTACAATAGCTTTACATCCCATCCCAACGGTTATCACTTGGCCAACACTACCCATTTTTAAAGCAACTCCTATTATATTAATAGTAAGTTCCCCTAAGGTAGCGGGACGAATAGTACCATCAACATTTAAACATACCTGTTGACCAGCATACACCTTATACTGAGTTCCTGAAGATACAGTACCTACTGTGAAATGTTGAGAAATAAAATTACCGAAGTCTTTCCAAAAAACGGGCTGACTGATAAAACCTAATGATCCTGGCATATTATTTTAAATTAAAGGTTAATTATATATTATTGATAATTGTTTTGGTCTTCTGTTTAAAGGAAATTATTTCTTTTCTTTTGGGTCTGAAAAGATATAACTGGAAGTTTTAAAGTCCTTAGTTAAACTGTCCTTTACTTCCTTATTAGATTTGATATCGCCAGTTTCCACTTTCTGTTGTGATACTGAAGATTTACGGGAAATATCATGAGACCCACATTTACATTGTAATGGGCACTTCTTATCAAAGTCCTCATCATAAGTTTTCTTTAAAGCTTCTAATGTCGGAACATCTGACATCTTTTCCAGATTTTCTATCTGAGTGGTATCAGCCTTATCCCCATTAATTGCTTTATATTGATTAATAACTGAAAGTCTTAAATCTGAAAGGTATTTTTCTCCCAAAGGCCCCGTTTTAGAGAATTTCCCTAATTCAGTAACCTTAGTGGCCAATTCAGTAGTTTTATCAGTTAACTGAGTGGTTAGATCCCCATTTTTAGTAGTTAGATCAGTGATCTTAGCATTTAACCCCTCAATAGTAGATACTTGGGTCTTTAGCCCTAATACTGCAGTTTTTAATTCTTCTTCAGTATTTATGTTATCAGTGGGGGTAAAACCCAATAAAGCTATCAGTGATTTTAAATCAAGCATATTATCATTTTTAAGATTTTCGGTTATTTCCGTTTCTTCAGAAAGGGAAACTTGGTCATTATAAGTTTTCCAATCATATACATATATATTTTTAGGTATTGACTCTTTAAGATTGGCACGAGTATCAGCCCATAAAGGATTAAGTATTTTCCCATTAGTACCTATCTTCTGAGCATAAGGGTCTTGGCCTGCAGATACCAATGAAGTTTCATAATACATTGCAATATTGGTAGCAATTCTTCTTACTAATTCTCCCCTATCATCTAATCTTCCTAATTTTTCTCTGAATTCATCATCCTCCATTTTGGGATGGGATTTCTCCCATTCAAATTGAACAGTAACGGAATTGGAATGTATAGATGGGGGATCCATCATAATACCCCTTGCTAATCGGGGATTTGATTTACCATCAATTTTAAGGACTGCATTTATTCCTGCGGGTATTTTCTTACCTTCAGCCGTAGTATAGGCGTTTTGCCAGAAAACATCAAAGACAGAACCAATCGCATTACCAACGGCCATTTCATGATCTACATTAACAGTAGCACCCTTTAATAAAGACATTGAATTTTTAAGAACCCCCTTTTTAGAAAAATCTACTGGGTTCCTCTTTTTAGCCACTACTACTTCAGATAACATCCTATAAACAGGGAATACAAATTCTTCATCTTTAGGGTTTAAATCTTCAGTTTTTAAATCTGGGTAATAAGTAGTATAATTAGGAGCAGAAGAATCAAATAACCCAAAATTTAAGGTGTCACTTTTGATTTCCTCAAGATGTTGTGCTAGTCTTTCATTATCTAATTTAAGGGGTTTATGACCTATAATTAAACTATGACCCGCTGTAAGTGTTAATATGTCAATTCTTTTTGCCATATTCTATAAGTGTTTAGTATTGAGTTAATAACTATTAGCCTTGATATATTCGGTATCACTTCTGCCAATATTTGCAAAAGTAAAATACTCGTCTTTAGGAATGTAACTTTTTCTGTTATGATAAAAACCTTCACAATCTAAATACCAATCAAAGGGATCCCCTTTACTTAATATTTCAAAAATGTTTTTAGTATTAACATACCCATTTATTTTCCTTAATCCCTTTAAAGTGTAACCTACGACCATTAATCCTATTACTTGTTTAAAAGACATCCAATAAGGATTGGTATTCTTTAATCCCATTGATTTACTCCTAAAAACATTAGAAGAACGGTTACATTTAAAATTTAAGATTTCCCAATCTTTGGGAGCTTTCATCCAGGATATTGAAAATCTTTCAGTAAAATTATTGTTGATTATAAAATCGTCCTCTAAAATTAAAACCTTATTAACTTTATCCTTAATACATTCTTCCCAAATGGTAGCATGACTCATAGCACAAGCAATTCTACCATTTAGGGCATGATCTCTTAAATTAAGCTTTTTGGGGGTCCAAGCCGAAAACAGTATATAATTCAGATTAATTTTATTTGCTTCATTCTGTAAGTGCACTAGACGATCTTTACGTTCATCAATATGAATAATATAAACTCTATCAAATACTTTATTTAAAATACAATCCATTATTGGGGTTTTTGGTCTTTTCCTTTAGGTTGGGGTTTTTTCTTAGCCCTACTTTTTCTATCGCTTGTATCCTTATCTTTTTCCCTTTTTTGATCCCCTTGCACATCCTCTATAACTTGGTCGGGATCCACTATTTGTCTTGGTTCAGGTTGATCAGGTTCTTCATAACCCATATCATCTGCGTATTGCTCTTGAGAAATTATCCCATCATTATACAATGTCCTTAAATTCCTTATTTTAATCTCTTTGGCCTGTTGCAGTTTTAGATCATCGGTAATTGTAGAGGAATTAAATATAAGATCTAAAGTTTTAAAACGAAATCCCGCAAGGATTAATTCCAATTTAATCCCATATTCCAAAACTTCTTTAGCAATGTTCTGAACAGTAGTTAATTGGGAAATCATCTTAGTAAAAATAATAGTGATATTGGTTTCGGTTTTAGAGTTTACTCCCATAAAACTGGTGGGGTACTTTAAGCCATTAGCCACTAAGGTTTGGTTAATTTCCCAAAGTTCTCTAACCCCAGAAATATTTTTAGCAGTAGAATTAAACTTAAATTCGTGGTCTTCCTTAAATCCAACAGTAATCCCATCCATCATCCCTTTTTTGGTGTTATCCTTTGTAGTGGTTAAAAGATTAATTAACCTTGAAGTATAAGCAGTTTCATCCTCATCATCCCATCTGGCGGGTTTTTGCATTAACAATTCCATAAACCCTACTAATCCAAGTTCCTCGGAAATATATTCTAAATTCTTTAACATATTCTTCTGAGTCCGCAGATTGGGTAAAGCTGCTATAAAAGGGGGAACACCATAAGGTAATTCTGTATCATTAATTAATCCATAATACCTAAAAGTAAAAGGATTTAATTGTTGTAACATGTAATTAACTAAAGCCTTATCATACATTAACTCATAAGTTAACCATACTTTCTGATAAGGCTCATATCGGGTAGTTTGAAAGTTATAATTAAACCTAATATCCTCGGGATTAACCAAAACGCAATTACCAATTCCTTTTTTATCATTTTGTACTACCCATTCCACGGAAGCAGCTCCCCCAATGTAAATCTGAGCTATAAGCTTATTAATTAACCCATTTAACCCAGCAACACCATCTCCCCAAGATTTTGATTTGTATCTGATGTGTTCCCTCATTGCATTAGCTTGCTCATCACTAACAGCACGGTCAAATACCAATTTATGTCCTGTATTAGTTAATTGTACCAAGTCATTTAAAGCTAACCCCAAATTTTCATTGATCACAAACATTTTCCTAACTACAGGGATTAAGTCTAACATAAATTCAGGCCGAACAAATCTTAAATCCCCAATTACTTCTAAAAACCCTTCCTTAAAATTAGGATAACTATCCCTCCCGGTAGCAGTAGCAGTGCTAACTACAGGGGATTGAGGGTCGGGTTTTTGCATTGGGGGATAAGCGGGCAAGGAAGTGGACTTTGGAAGTTTACTACCTGAAGGATTCTTTGGTCCAGCATAAGGGGCATTGGGAGAATTTGGGTCTCTTACATCCTTAGAAGTAGGTTTTTTCACCTTAGGTACAGAACTTGGGGGTAATAGATAAGCAAACCCCTTAATATTGTAATATGATCTTTCTATCCAATTCATAATAAAGTTATTGTGGTGAAACTACTACAGTTGAAATCTTTCCCTTTCTCACAAAATTACAGATGGCTTTCCCCATTATGGAGTCATCTGTATAAGTATCTTCATTTTCTAAATCTACAGCATCATCTTTTTTACTACCCTTTCCTAAAGCTACGGGTTTATTCCTTTCGTCATAAACAAAGGTATAAGCTTCTTGTACAAAAAATGGGTCTTTACATATAATTGATTCTTCCCGTATATCATTTTCTAATTCATCAATAATAAGGCTTCTATTACTGGTAGTGGTCATCCATCCAGGAACTTTCTTTTCATTAGGCCTACCTTTACCCTTTTCCTTTAGAAGTTCAATATGATAATACATATTGGGATAACCTTGTTCCTGAAGGTTAGAATTTATACCCTCCCCAATATCATTGCCTTCAACGGCCATTTTTGCATAATTATAAGTTTTACCTGTTTCCCCACATAAATCTCGGAATTTATGGGTAGGTAATTTACCTTTAAAAACAGCAACTTCTTCCCCTTTCCTATCCATTACTGTAAAAGCCGAATAGTCATGAGCTCTTCCTGTAGAAACGTCTCCTCCAAGGGTATATATGGCCCCCCTTTGAGGGCGTTTATATATAATTAAAGAACCATTTAGTCTTCTTTCAAGTACTGGGTATTCAGATATTTCATCTTCAATTGCCTTAATATCCACTAAGTCAAAGACAGAATTACCAGAACTTAGAAAGTCTCCATCAATTTCTTGAGCAGTTCTTCGTGGACCTAATGCTTGTTTCATCATTAAGTACCAAGCTAAATCCCTATCGGGGTGCATATCCCATTTAAGGTTAATTGGAAAAAATCCATTCCCCCCAGCCATAGCATCTACCCATAATTTATGGTAAAGATTCCCTATTCCGAAAGGCGTGTTATGGTTTATAAAATTAGAACTACTAAGATAACTCTCATCTGCTTCAACTGAAATATCATAAATATTATCAATATATTTCTTAACCAAATTTAATCGGGATATCTGTACAGTTTCGGTTCTTCTATTATTAATAAGCCTAGAAATGAAAGCCCTACTTACTTTAATACCCATTTCTTGATTACATTCCTTTATAATTTCGTCAGGAAATTTAGTTATAGCTTTTTCTCTTATTTTTCCTATTAACTGTAAATTTGGAAATCCCTTACCAATCTTACAGCCCAATTTAATTCCCCTAGAATATTTAACGGCCCTTAACCCATTTTCTGAAATGGTTATAATCTGTAGGTTAGTCACGTAATCATCCTGCTTATTACAATTAATATGGTCAACTACGTAGCCCTCGGGGATATCTCCTATAAAAGCTTCAGCAACTATATGGGAAATGGTCAATTTTTTGTTTTGGCATTTATTCCATAATTTAATACTTCGATATCCCCAACTATTGATACTACCTTCTTTTTTGAGTATTTTTCCATTTTTACAAATATAAACCTTTCCTAAATTTGAAATTTGGTAATTAGGAAAATCCTTTATGGGTCTTAGGATTTCTTCTTTAGGGGGTATAGTAATGGGAATTTCCCCAATATCCTTAAGTCCTGCATTATAAGTAACAATATATAATCTATCGTCTATAATTTCTTCAACTGACTTCCATCCATAGGGGGTTAATAACTTATGATGTGGAGTACATTTCAAAATATTACCCAGATTATCTTTAACTTCCCAGGTTTCTAACTTACCCTTATTAACTGACCCTATTACCCTTTGCCATTTACCTGTATGGGATAAAACTTTTAATCCCAAATGAGAAATATCTTTTTTACCGAATTCTTTTGGGCAAACTGAATCAATTCTAAAGGTTTTTTCTTGGCCTATTATCAGGGTGTCTCCGGTTACGCAACTGTTAACAATGGCCCGTCCTCCAGTAGAAATAGTAGGGAACATAGCAGCCCAGATCTGAGAAGCCCACTTAATAATAGAAGCTTCATCCATAACAAATAAAGAACAAGCTTCAGAACGACCAGCGTCTTCAGTAGTGGGTATGGATGTAATTAAAGAACCATTAGCAAATTCTAATTCCGTGGTTGTTCCATAATCTCCGGGTCTACCATTAATAATGGGTTGTACCAAATGGGGAGCTGAAGAAATATACATATTCTTAATTCTTTTAAGAACCCTTTTAGCAACCCTATCTTTAATGGATAATATTTGTATGTTTTTAGCAGGCCTATGATTGGCATACCATAAACAATGAGCTGAAATTAATTCTGTTAACCCCCCTTGCCTGAATTTTTTAACTATAGTTAAAGGATGATTTAAAAAGGCGGCTTCTACCTGTTTTTGATAGGGGTATAATGCAAAGGGTATCTTACCCTGTACTGGATGAAGGATTTTTAATTGTTCAATAAAAAAGAAAGGATCACTATAAGCTCTTTGAAACTCTTGAAATTCCCTTAATGTTAAAGATTTCTCAGACCTTGTCTTTTGGCTATTGGCCATTTAAGATAAATTTAAAATTCAAATAATACCCATAATTTTGATCCCCTATCAGTAAATTAAGCGAAGGATATCTTTCTTTTATAATTTGGGGAGTTAGGTCTTCTTGAAGATGTTTTTCATGCTTATTACCAAACATCTCATCTTGTATGTATTGATAAGGGACAGCAACCAAACATTTAATACTTAAAGCCTCTAACCTATTTAAAAGTTTAGTTGAATCCTTAATAGATAGGTGTTCCAAAATGTCTCCCAAAATTAAAAACTCATAACCTGAACAATCCAAATTTAAAATATTACCTATAAAGATTTGATTGTATTTAGTTTTAAGATCGTAATCTGAAACGTATCTTTCAAAAATTTCAATACAATCCATTTTAAAAGTAGGTAAAATATCAGCATAGGTCCCAGATCCAGGACCCACATCCAGTATCTTAATGATTTTCTTTTCAAGGAAATAATCACTGAGGTATTTACCTATTTCTTTTTTAAAATTTGGGTAACTGAAAGGCATTATTTTAGTTTATATCCTAAGTTAATTGTGAAATAATAAGTTGGTTTATCAATAATAGCAGCCTGACCAATAGCATATAATCTTAATCTCCAAATATCATAACTATACATCAATCCTATTAATTTGTTTTTCTGGATTATGTCATATCCAAATGAAGCATATAAATTTCCTATATTAACAACTTTTTTAGGAGTAGGATAAACTACGTTAGGAACTTTCTTATGATAAAGTGTTCCATTTTGCCATTCATAACAGTATCCTGCTAAATCTAAAGGATACTTATAGGTTTCATTGATTAAGGAAGGATTCGATAGGGTTAAACTTAAAGTATCAAAACTTAGGTTCAAATCTCTTAACACATATAAAGGAATAGGTTTAGTTTTTCTCAAGGTATCAAGGATTAACATAACACTATCATGTTCTCTTTTCAATTTCATTAAAGGAAACTTGAAAGTATCCTTATAAATTATGAGATTAGAAGGTCTTACATCTAACCTAGAAATTGGATTAGGTACTTTATAGGGTTTATCTACATCTTGTATCTTAGTCACATATTCAGTTGCTACCTTATCCTCCAAAGTAGGACAATGTTTAGATTTCCTTCCTAAAAGGAAACTTGCTAATAACAATAACAAAGCTATTATCACTATCAGTAAAATTTTTTGGTTATTCTTCATATTTCTTCTTATTTATGTGTATATAGTATATCAAAGGGGAAATATATTATTATATATACTTAAGTATATAATATATATTCCCCTTATAATTATACCCTTTAATTGGTACTACTATGGGAAAATCCTGTATCAGTCTTGGAAGTAATCTGTAGAGGTTTTAACTACGGTTAATTGCCTACATCCACTATCCTTAATATATTGCCTAACATTATGATCCTGAACCATACATCCTTCAGAAGCATTTCCTGGGTCCTTTATGCTATCACCATGTATCATAAAACTCCCCCTATGGTGCATTTCATTTTTGGGATCGGGGATTAACCCAAATACTAAAGGTCCTTTTTCTTCATCAGTGAAAGGTTCACTTAATTGGTAATCTCCATCGGGTAAAGGTCCTAAACCTTTAACAGCATCATCATTGGGGTTATTTTTATCGGCCCCTTTTCCTGCGTATCCCGTACCAATATAATTACCCTCATCAGTATAGAGTTCTCCAGTATCAATAATGTAAATAAATCTTTCCATATCACTTCAATTTAATTATTTTTTGGTTTAATAACTTTCTTAAATACCCCGTAATAAAAAGGATATTACCTTTTTTCTGAAGGTCTTGGGTTAACCATTTCTTTTCTATTTCTTCAATTAAATTATAACACACTTCCTGTTGGTTGATATTATCTATAGAGGATATGTATCTTTTTACAGTGTTATAATCTTCAGTGTACATTAAGTCATAAAATATTGATCTAAAATAGCCTTTAACCATAACCCAAATTCATAGGGAGGGGTCTTTGCAACAGTTATTCTCCCTTTATTAATACAGTATTCTGGTCTCTCCAAATCTGTCCAAATCTTAAACTCATCGGGAATTCCCTGTATCCTTGCTAATTCTCGTGGGGACATCATTAAACCATCGGGATTAAATTGCCTATTAGTTTTCCTTACTGTTACAGGATAATCCCAATTCCTAATCCTATAAACGCCAGGCGCTGTTTTCATAGCACTACCCTCTTTTTCATCAATATACCATCTCTTACCCTGAATGGTTTTCCATTTTTCCTGTATTTCTCTTAAACTCATCTTCTTTCGAGCATAAAGGGATATTACTGAATCTAAATCCTCCCTAATATGGCCATTTTCGGGAAGATTATTAAGTAATTCTCTTACTTTCATAGGGGTATTAACCTGAAAAGGTTTAAATAAAGGATAAACTGTGTTCATAGTATAGGGCTTCTTCATCCCATATAATACCATTCTTTTCCTTGTGGGTTGGGAGTTACCTATTTCAGTACAGTTAAAATGCCTGTGAACTATGGTATAATTGGGGAAAAGTTTTCTCCAATCCTCTATAGGGAATAATTCTAACATCTTAGGTAAATTTTCCATTACCCAAATCTTAGGGTAATATCTTTTAATCCCCTCAATAAACATCCCAATGGAATCATTTTGTTTTGGGTCATGAAACTTTTTAGTTCTCGAAAGAGAAAATACCGATGAATGACCACAATCTGGAGCCCCCACTATCACATCTACACCTTTCATAGTCCCCAGTTTATGGTATAAGCCTACTTCTGGAAAATTAAGATCCCATTGAATGTTATTTGGAGTTTTATAAACTGAACGAGGTTCAATATTGGCAATTAATTCCTCCCTAAAAGGGTATAACCAAGTCCCATTTCCCCCGCAAATTGCTAAAATTCTCATATACTATTTAGATTAAATTATTTGTTATGAATATCGCTGAATTAATAAACCATATTAACCCTAAAAATTACCCCAAAGGGGCTTTAGTTTTGGGTAATGGGGAATCTATTAATCTTATAAACCCCCTAAGTAAATGGTTATTAGAAGATTACCTATTAATTGGAGTTAATAGGATTGGGTATAAATTACAACCCCATATTTTATTCATAGGGGATCCCCCTTTTAATGATCCCATTATAAGAACAACCCATCCCCAATATTACGTAACCAACCAAAAATACCCTTGGGACTTTAACCCCGATCAAACCTTTGAATTCGAAGAGGGTCAAAGAGATCCTCCTTTACAAAATTTAAGATTAAATACCATTTTGGATCTTAGTTATGATTCTCCTTATATGGCTATACAATTGGCCTATAAAATAGGTTTCAGAAAGATTTACCTTTTGGGTGTTGATTACACCCCAAATCATTTTTATAAAGAAGATGGGGATCATCAATGTATTGATAACTTTGAATTTATTGATAAAGCTTATAGCCATCTCTTTACTGTTTTAAGCAATGAAGGAATCATATTAAGGAACCTATCTCCTAAAAGTAGATTAACAGGAATACCCCAACTTGTGGCAATATGAATAAAATTAAAAATCTAGAAGAAAAGTATTTTATTTACTTTGATGATTTAAGGTATACTATTGATAATAACTTAGTTACTTTAAATAATTTTGTTACAAACCCCAACCATAGAAGGAAAGGGATATTTACCAGTTTCCTAAAGGAATTAATTGAAATCTGTAGAACAGACGAAAGAAACCTAAGGGTTGAAATTCATAAATCTAATTGTCACCCCCAAAAGGAAACCATTAAATATTTAATTTCTCAAGGGTTTATTGAAGTAGATAAGTTATTATATGAATATAAATTTTAGTATTGCATTGAACTGATATGGGAAAGATTGTTTATCAACATCAATTTGGATTATGTGAAGATTATTGCCCTATCCTAAAAATAGGAATCAAAATAGGTTCAGTTTCATGTATTAAATGCGAAAACTTCGTTGAAGAAGGAAAAGAAAATAGATTTTCTTATATTGTATGTAAATTTTTAACCCCCAAAGAATCCCCATCAATTAAATAAGTTTAATTATGCAAAAAAATGTAAAATCCAGTGTCATACTGTTAATTCTAGTCTACCTAATACTAAGTTTATTTGAAAACTCTTTACTTATTATAAATTTCCACTTGTTTAGTAAAATCCTAATATCCGCTTTAGCAATCATAATATTTTTAATATCCATAGGAAACAATAACCATCCCAACAAGTATGGGAATGGCTCCATCTAATTAAATGAAGACTATATTAATATATGCTGATATACTAATTAATAATTAATTTAAAGGGGGCCTATTCAACGGGTCTCCTTTTTTAATTTTACAGAAATGACAACCATAAACCAAGGCATCATCATTAACCTAATGGATTTAACCAATCTATTGGAAACTATAATTAAAAAGGCAAAAGAAGAGGCAAACCTTGATTGGACTTATGATTATCATTTTAGCCATATTAAATCCTCTAACCAAGATATCTTTCAATTTCAAATTCTCCAAAAAGGTATAATTCAACCTAAAGCAATAGGGATGACCTTTATTGAAAACTTTGAATTATTTGCTAAACAGGAAGGAAGAAGATTAATTCATATTTACCTTGACCGAAGAATTAAACCATCAATAGACATTACACCTATACTAATTAAAGAAGATGACCAAAAAGGAACAGAAACTGAGATATAGCATTTACCTAGCTTTGAAAGATAAACTATAACTTAAAATGAAAAATAAAATACCAGTGCCGAAAAAGAAAAATAAGAAGGGACCAGGCAGCCCTATACCTATCGATTGGAGTGTGGTTAATTCTTTAAGAGAAGCAGGTCGTTCAGGTGTGGAAATTGCAGCATACTTCGGAGTGAGTGAGGTCACTTTATACAACAGATGTAAGAAAATAAAAATATCAAATGATAATGATGTTATTATTGAACCTTTAAAGATTACGGTATTAAAGTATGATAGATTTATTTATAGGTGAGTTTTTATTTCATCCTGCACCGTTAGAGTATTCAGGTAATAGCTGTTCTCATAACTGTTGGTATTAACATCCGTAAATCAAATAGAATAGCAGATATTCGGGGATGTATTAATGTCAGCTAAAAATAAAACCTTCCACGCATATTTATTAAATCTAAACTATCCTATTTGCCTTTCAAATAAAACAGACCCATTTTCAGAAACAAAGTTATTTATGAATCTCCACAAAAATAAGGATTGAAACATAATACAAGAAGTTCAGATTAATCAATAAATTTTCATACAGTCCTTTATCTCGTGAAGGTAAGGGACTTTTTTGTAGGTATAAATGTAAGACACAAGACTAAGAGGGGATTCGAGATAAAAATGGGTTATCTTGCATAGTAGGGTTTTGGGTATTTGGGTTTTCAATGGGACTGGGGTTCAGGGGGGGGGTAGTAAAGGTTTGTATTGTTACTTTTCATTTTTTAACGAGACTCTTTGGGGTTTAGGCCAAAATTGCTGGTAGTAGGAAAGATTTTGCTTATTACAGTACCTAACGAGACTCTTGGGGGTTTAGGCCAAAATTGATGGTAGTAGGAAAGGATGGCGGTATGCAATAAAATAAAAAAAAATAGAGT